ACCTACAATAACGGAACATCTGGTGTGGGAGCAACTTTAACAGCTTCAGCCAATGGTGCATTGTCTGTAGATGGAGGATCTACAGCAGTTGGAGATTCTGTCCTTGTTAAGAATCAAGCAGACGCAAAACAAAATGGCATATACACAGTAACTGCTACTGGTGGAGCTTCAGCAGTCTGGGTTCTAACAAGAAGAACAGACTCAGATAATAACCCAGCAGGAGAAGTCAAAAAGGGTGACGCTACATTTGTTATTGGTGGATCTGTTAATATAAATCGTGGATTTATTCTTACTAGCACTCCAAGTGGAGAAGACGATGCCATTGTTATTGGCACAGATGACATAACATTTTCGCAATTTACTGGTACTGGATCATTTACAGCTGGCAATGGTTTAACAATATCAGAAAATGCAGTTAACGTAGTAAGTGCTGACAGTGGAAGAATAGTAGTAAACGCTGACAGCATTGACTTAGCTAATGTTACGGTTACACCTACCACCGGAAATGCTACAACAACATTTCTCACGAACGTTTCAGTAGATGCTTACGGTAGAGTAACTGGAAAAGAAACTAGCGATGTTAACTTTTCTGCTTATTTAACAACAAGCAATGCTGCTAGTACATATGCGCCGCTAGTTAGCCCGAGTTTAAGTGGAACACCTGTTGCCCCAACAGCAAACGCTGGAGATAACAGCACAACAATAGCGACAACTAACTATGCAGATCGCTCCGCTGATGCAGTAAACACATATATACAAAATAATTACTTAACATCCAGCACAGCAGCTAACACATATTTAGCTATAGCTAATGCATCGAACACCTATATAGCCAGCGCAATAGTAGACGCTAAAGGTGATCTGATTGTTGCCTCGGCAAATAATACTGTTGGTCGCTTAGCTGTTGGAACAGATGGAAACTTTTTAAGAGCAAACTCGTCGGCTACATCAGGTCTTGAATGGGGTTCAATCCCAACTATCAATGACATTGATGACGTTGGCGGAGTGACAATTACTTCAGTTGCAAGTGGTCAGTTTCTTAAGTATAACGGTTCAGCTTGGGTTAACGCTAGCCTCACTGAGACGTTAGGTATTACAGATCTTTCTGATGTTACAATTACCACAGCAGCAACAAATCAACTTCTTGCATACAATGGTTCTGCTTGGGTTAATACTTCTAATCCAACAGTAGCTGGAAACTTAACTGTTTCTGGCAACTTAACAGTTTCAGGAACTACCACAAGTATCAACACAGAGACTTTAACAATCGATGACAACATTATTATATTAAACAATAATGAAGCAGGTACTCCATCGCAAAACGCTGGCATTGAGGTTGAGCGTGGTACTTCAACAAACGTGGCTCTTCGTTGGAATGAAACAACAGACTGTTGGGAATTCACCAATGATGGAACCAATTATCAGAGGATATACACTGACACAGTCACTAACGCTCAGGCAGCTAGCTATACCCTAGTGTTAGCAGACAGTGGCAAGATGGTTGAAATGGGCGTTGCTTCGGCCAATACTTTAACAGTACCACCCAACTCTTCAGTGGCCTTTCCTATTGGAACTACTATTACAGTTCTTCAGACAGGAGCTGGTCAGTGCACTTTGACAGCAGGTGCTGGAGTAACGGTCAACGGTACTCCTGGACTCAAGTTGCGTACAACTTGGTCATCTGCTACACTTATTAAACGCGCAACCGATACTTGGGTTGCCCTAGGAGATATGGTAGCATAATATGGCACAGGATGATGGCAAGAAACAAAAAAGAAAAGCCCCTAAACCTACAATAGCTGCGCGGAGTAGCCGACTCTACTGCTAACACAACCATAACAGCTGCGGGCTTTACCGTTGGAACACCTTCAGATACAGCTACCGCTAATCCTGCCATTCTAAACCAGGTTAAAACAGCGGTAACAGACACTGCTGTTACGCCATTGGGCACAAGTATTTCCTATGAAAGACACGCCCCGTTCTTCCCACCTTACTTCCCACCATTTTTCCCACCGTTTTTCCCGCCTTACTTTCCACCATATTTCCCACCATATTTCCCACCGTTTTTCCCACCGTTTTTCCCACCGTTCTTCCCACCGTTCTTCCCACCGTTCTTCCCACCGTTCTTCCCACCGTTCTTCCCACCGTTTTTCCCACCTTACTTCCCACCAGTATTTAAATAGATGGATAAAAAAACCCGCCTTATAAAGGCGGGTTTTATATCTATATAAAATAATGGATATTATAATTTTGTAATTGTGTAAAAAGATGGTGTAGTAAATCTTTCTCCAGACTTAATTACCTTGACACCATGTAGATAATTAATGTCACCAGGATGAGCTACTGCAAGCCCAGGTTCTGGCTTTACTTCAATGTCATGTTCAGGGTAATATAATTCGCCGCCCTCAAAATCATCATTATAATATATAAGTGAATTTAGATCATACGTAGGGAATGGGTTTGGTGATCCATCGTTTAGCTGTTTATCAGCATGTGGACGTTGCTCTATCCCAGGAAACCATCTTATTATAACTGGTGGTCTAACTGACAATTCAACATTAAAAGAATCTTCTAAAAAATATTTCATTTTTAATATATATTTGTCAACAAGATTATAAATATCTAAATTTATCTTAGATAAGATCTCACCACTACACTGTCTATTCGACCAATAAGAGGCATCGTACGTGCACGTGCCGTCTTCTGAGTATTGATTTTCACCAGCATCCATCCACTGATTAATTGTTGGTAAAAAATCTTGTATAATTTTAAGGTCTTCTAAATCTACAAAGTTTTTTATAATTTTTATATTGTCTTTCGAACTGCCAAAATGTCCTGGTTTTACTAAAGATTCTTCCACTGGTTATCCTTTGCAAGCAAAAAGTTTATGTGGTATAGTATATCATTATCACTTATTGATTGGAGATTTAAATGGAATTTTTTCATGTTGGCGCGTGTGCAGATAGTAAAGACAATGCTAAATTCGGCATCTATTTGTACAGAAATGCTATTCCAAGAGAGTTAAATATTCCAGAAAGATTAGAAGAAGCAATAGGCGACAGCACGCACGAGTTGTTTAAGTGGTCAGAAGCGATGGTTGGCTATAACGTAAAAATGCCGGACTATAGAGATTGTGTAGACCTCAAAATGAGCCCAAGTCATTGGCAGTATTTAACTCCAGAATTTGAAGAAGTAAAAAAATGCTACGAAGATGTAGAGACAAATTTAAAGAAATGCCTGACTCATTACGAATCTTTATATAATTTTAAGATGGATTATATGGAAGCTATAAACTTTGTTAGATATAAGCCGGGTCAACATTTTGCGGTGCACGCTGACCACGGTTTTTCATATACGTGTACATTGTCTTCGGTCATGTATTTAAATGATGATTATGAGGGTGGTGAATTGTGGTTTCCTTATCTCAATATAAACTTTAAACCACAAGCTGGGGATATAGTTTTGTTCCCTTCAACATATATATATGCGCATTCTTCATTGAAAGTAAAAAGCGGTGTTAAATATTCTGCTGTTACTATGTTTGATTATAACGACAATAACCACAAACATGGCATTGGCTATGGTGGTGACGGAAGCAAAATAACAGAAAATGTTGGGATATCTAAAGCGGACAATGTTCCTTTAACATACCCAATGCCACAATAGGAGGGCATTATGGAGAATCAGCAAATAAACCCGTTGGAAATACCAACAGTTGAATACTATGATGAATCTATATATGATTTAAACCTAGAGTCTTTAGACGGAGAAGAAAACATCTTTGAAAAGAATAAAGGCAAAGTTACAATGCTCGTTAATGTTACCGGGGAATGTGCTAATTCCCCACAGTATGTAACTATACAAAATTTATATGATAAATATAAAGATTTGGGTTTTGAAGTGGTAGCGGTTCCAAGTACGGATTTTTGTGACCATGCATATGGAGATTTTAAGGACTCAAATGCAAGTCCAGAACTTATGCGTAGCCATATGAAGGAATTGTATAAAACAGATTTACCATTTGCTAAAATGGCAGCAATTGTAGAAGATTCAGCAACAGGTTTGCCAGTTCATCCGTTCTATGAAAAGGTTCAAGAAAATAAAGATCCTATTCAAGGTAATTTTGAAAAGTTTATTATTAGCAAAGATGGCAAAAAGGTAGTTAGATACTGCAACTCGGATCTGCTTGACCTTGCATATAATTCAGGGAATAGAACGATTAATTCCGAAACAGCGTTGAAAAGTATTACTGAAAC